GCAACAGGTGCTACGGGCAGTCAAGGACCCACAGGCGCAACAGGTGCTACGGGCAGTCAAGGACCCACAGGCGCAACAGGTGCCACAGGTCCTACTGGAGCGACGGGCAATGTAGGGCCAACAGGTCCAACTGGAGCCGCAGGCACTAACGGAACTAATGGAACAAATGGTAGCCAGGGACCAACAGGTCCAACTGGCGCACAAGGTAGCACAGGTAATGTGGGACCCACTGGGCCTACTGGTAGCCAGGGTAGTCAAGGCGTAGCTGGGCCTACAGGACCAACTGGTAGCACTGGATCACAAGGATCTACAGGGCCAACAGGACCTACAGGGGCAAATGGAACTACTGGGGCTATTGGGCCAACGGGTCCCACAGGTGCTCAGGGAACTGCTGGAACAAATGGTAGCACAGGACCCACTGGGCCAACGGGGCCAACTGGCGCACAAGGCACAACTGGTAATACAGGTAGTCAGGGACCTACGGGACCAACTGGGCCTACTGGTGCCGCGGGCACTAATGGTAGTAACGGAACAAATGGTTTAGGATTTAGTGGCTTAACATCTAGTGACAGCAAACAGCCTAGCACCACAGTTGGCACTACTTATAATTTCAATGTCAACCAAGCACAAGGAACCAATGCTTTTACAGTTGGTGAATATGTATTCATTACATCAACTGGTTTTGGTGATCAATTATGGGGTAACATTACTGCTTATTCTGGCACAGTCCTAACAGTCAATGTGATAACCAGCACAGGTGGTATCACTGCTCGTTCAGATTGGTTGATTAGTTTATCAGGAACACGCGGAGCGGCTGGACCTACTGGACCTGGCGGAAATACTGGTTCTACAGGTAGCACTGGTCCAACTGGGCCAACGGGTCCTACTGGGGCACAAGGCTCTACTGGAACCACAGGCAGTCAAGGGCCAACTGGGCCTACGGGGCCAACAGGTAGCACTGGAACTACAGGTAGCACAGGACCAACTGGGCCTACGGGGCCAACAGGTAGCACTGGAACTACAGGTAGCACTGGACCAACTGGGCCAACAGGACCTGCTATTGATACTCCATACGCTTTAACCTATGCGTCCACACTAACTCCTGACTTTACTAACGGCACAGTTCAAACAACTACGCTAACAGGTAATGTGACAATCAGTGCGTTTAATAATCCAGTATCAGGGCAAGCAATTACTCTAATCCTTACACAAGACGGAACAGGTAGCAGAACATTAACTTCAACTATGAAATTTGCCAATGGTTATAAAACATTATCAACCGCGGCAGGTTCAATTGATATCTTAACTATCAGTTATATTGGAACTACCTATTACGCCGCGCTAACCAAAGGATACGCATAATGAAAGGCCTTAACAGACAAATTGTTAGGGCGGCTTCTACTGCATCCAGTTCAGTAGATCTATATCCCAATCATACCACATTCCTTGCTCACTTTGATGGTGCTCAAGCAGATACCAGTGGTGTTGGCTTTCAAGATTACAGTTGGAATCGTTGGACACCAAGTCAAGCAGTAAGTGAAACTCAAAATGCGGCCTTAACAGCAACTACCTATTTCCAAGGTGGCACCAGTTTAGACATGAGTTACACCACAAACTATAATGTGGCAACTAGATATAGTGCTGTCAACTGGGCAGTTCCAACAGGCACGACCGCAACTATTGCAGGCACAGTTTGCGATATGAGTAGAGATTGGACTATTGAAGGTTGGATCTATTGGGTCAGTTTACCTGCCTCAGGTTCACAGGCTTATTTTGTTTCTACAGATAGTCCAAATAACTTTACCTATAGTGCCACAGTTAATGGCGTTCGTCCTGGATGTCGTGACAATGGAGAACTTTTCTATTACATGGACAATGGAACAGACTATGGTGGTCCAGCACAAGGAACAGCAGGTTCTGTTAAATTTACCACAGGACAATGGCAACACTTTGCCATTGTTCATCAAAATAACTTTTTAGGTGTATTCCTTAATGGTGTTGCGGCTACAGGCAGTTGGATTGCCAACCCAGGTGCTAGAACACATTCACAAGGTTTTGGTTATGTTAGAGTAGGTGTTGATTGTCAAAAGTCAGGCAGTCCTTATTATATTGATGAAGTGCGTATTACTTCTGGTGTCGCTCGCTATTCAACAGCAACAAACTTTACAGTTGATGCATCAAGTCGTTTTCCATTACCTAAAGATCCTTATAGAGCCAATGTAACCACACATCTTCGTTGCGAAAATGCTGTGCTAGATGTTAGCCAAAGACAAGTTGCTTGGTCAGTTAATGGAACTATGGCTTACAATACAGGTGGTAGCCAAGCATTTAATAGTTATTGTATGAGTCCTCGTCAGGGCTCAAGTCAATCAACTTATGCTTATGTAACTACAAGTGGAGATACAGGACTCTTTAGCCCAGGCACGGGTGATTTTACTATTGAATGTTGGGCTTATAGAACAACAACTAATAATGGACAAGGTATAATATTTGACAATCGCCCTTATCTAACATCATCAACCACTCCTTCAACAGGTGCCGCAGGACTTCAATTTTGGTTTGATGGAACTAATTTGGCACACTATGCAGATGGCGGATCTGTACCAAAGGATACCTTGGTTGGTTACGGTGCGCATGGTATGAGTTCTACTACATGGTATCATATTGCACTTTCAAGAAATAGCGGCACCTGTAAAATGTATATTAATGGTGTTCAAAAGGCTTCTTACTCAGATACTAACAATTATGGATTTAATACTACATCTGGTGCTTATGCAGGAACACAAGGTGTGGCCAATACCTATGCTCGCATAGGTGAAGGTAATAATGCCTCAAACAATAATAACGGTGCAAACTTTGATGAGGTGCGTATAACTGTTGGTGTTGGAAGATACCCTGCGGCATTTACCCCACCAACAGCACCTTTCCCAGGAGAATAATATGAACATTAGAATAGATATATTTCAAGGACCTATCCAATTAGGTTCCATAGATGCAGAATGGACAGATGCACAAACATCAGACTATTTTATCAGTTTGGCACAAGCTGAATATCCGGACCTACAGAGAATTGAAATCCACTGCGACTTATAATCATGACTATAGAAACTATTGAACAAGAAAGTGAAAGCCTACCTACTCATGTGAGTCTATGTGCTCAACGCTATCACGCATTGGAAACTCGCTTGGATGCAGTTGAACATCGCTTGGATGAACTTGCGGCCTCAGTTAAAGAATATATCAGAACAACTAGGGTAACAATCATCCAAGCAGTATCAACCATCATAGTCGCAGGCATTGGAGCCACTGGCACTATTGTTGCCGTAATCCTTAACCACCCATTAAAGTAAAAGATAATTATGGGTATGGACCCAAAATATTATCTAAAGGCAATCACACCTATTTGTGAATACATTGAAAATGGCAGTAGTTTGTTTACTAACCTACAGGGCAAAGTCAAAGATGGCGAAATCAGAAGCGAACTCCCAGAAAAAGGACACACAGTGGTGCTGGCTTTTAAGCAAGCAGAGACCACCTGCGACTGGTGCTACGAACGAGTTGAACAACCTAACCTTAAAACCTATTCCCGCGATTTTGAATCCAAAGTTTGGCAAGGCAAATGCAAAACCTGCAAACAAAAAAAGGTAATAATTAAATGACAGATTTGAAGATATGTGTTTATGCTATATGTAATGGTGAAGTAGATTTTGTTCCCCGCTTTATGGAAGGGGCTAAAGCGGCAGACCTCGTCCTAGTCTGCGATACTGGTAGCACTGATGGTGCTGGTGATAAGTTAAGAGAGTTGGGTGCAACAGTCTATGACATCTCAGTCAAGCCTTGGCGCTTTGATGATGCCCGCAATATTGCACTAGGGCTAATCCCCACAGATATAGATGTCTGCATGAGCTTGGACATTGATGAAGTGCTTCAGCCAGGTTGGCGTGAAGAAATTGAGCGTGTTTGGAAGAAGGGCGAAACCAATAGACTCAAATACAAATTTGATTGGGGTGCTGGCATAGCATTCTATTATGACAAATGCCATGCCCGTCATGGATTCCGTTGGCGTAATATGTGCCACGAAGCAGTTTATCCAGACCCACGCACCGTTGAAGTTTGGGCAACAACAGATGAACTTCTAGTGATCCATATGCCAGATAACACAAAAAGCCGCGGACAATATATGCCCTTGCTAGAAGCGGATGTAAAAGAAAATCCTTGGAATGCTCGCAATGCCTTTTACTATGCCAGGGAGTTAGGATTTCACAAGCGTTGGCAGGAATCAATAGCCGCAGTAGATCGTTATTTGGCCTTGCCAGATGCAACATGGGTCAATGAAAGGTGTTATGCGTTGCGAGTGAAGGGTAGAGCATACGATGCTTTAGGAGATGGCGAAAACGCCTTAAAAGCCTTCAGATTGGCGTCAATTGAGGCTCCTTTTACACGAGAACCATGGGTAGATCTGGCAGAATCCTGCTATAAGAAAAGTCTCTGGGATGAGTGTTATATCAGTGCCGTTCGTGCCCTAGCTATCAAAGACAGAGAAAGTGTTTACACAGTGGATCCAGAATGCTGGGGATGGAAGCCCTATGACCTAGCCGCACTGGCCGCTTGGAATATGGGCATGACTGAAAAGGCTGTGGAGTTTGGCACTATGGCTAAAAATATGGATCCCTCTAATGAGCGTCTAAGTGTAAATTTACTCTATTATTTGGGTGTCAAAACCGTCAGCTAATAAATACAATGCGATAAGAGAGTTCTAAATTATCTTCGTTGGTTGTTTAGTCCATCTTTCCCTAGATTGGTTTTATCACCTCTCTTATTGCACCTACACTCCTATGTAGGTGGACACAAAAAAGGCGTTGTCATATAATCCCTATAAGATGCGGGTCTTATAGGGATTTTCTTTTGGCGTAAAATTCTTTTGCTTTTACCCAGTTTCTGCCATATAATTTACATATTGCATAAATATTATTGATAAAACAATTTAGGCGCATGACAGAATTCTCTTTAACTAACTCTGAGCTTACACATTATACAAACTTGTGGTGCCGTTCTGTTGGCATTAAAAGTAGAGATCTAACTAAGCATCCACAAATTGACGATGTTATTATTCTAGTCAAGTTCCACCAAGAGTTTTGGTTTGATCTAGATAAAACACAGCGTGGAGTTTGGGCGGCATTATGGAGCTGGGTATATCACAAGCAATTTTCACTCAAGGCAAAACATCTAAACAAATTGGCAAATATTACGGCAAGTGTAATAGGCAGAAGATCTAAAGCAGAAAAAACTAGGCAACACATCAAGGCACTTCGCGAAAGCATCACACAACAAAGGAGCGTTCATATGACGGCTAATCCGCTCCTCGCCACAGGATTTCTTATTCAGTCCTGATTAGAGCGGTGCCCAAGACGCCTAGCAATAGGTAGCAGTTATATATAGACAAACTACTGCTTGAAAGTCTGAATAAGTCCCATTCCTGGAAACAGGCGACTTCAGAAAGAATTTTACTGAGAGTTTGGGAGACGGTTAGTGGTTAGGACAATATTTTTTTTGTTTCCTAATTACATTAGCCGTCCCATGAACTCTTTCAGTAGATCTCTTTTTCAAGTTGTAAAATAAAAAACAGCTATCAATTAGAAATATAACTGAGTGAAGCGAAGTTATATTTTTAGTTGTTAGCAGGTCTTGTTAAAGACCTCTTATAATTAAACCACCTATAGGAAATATGTATGAATGAACTATTAAATGATTATCCTTTTTTAAAGGAATTAATTTATATCTTTGGAAAGATAAAGATTTTGAAATGGAACTTAAAAGTTTTTATGCGGCTCGTGCCAATAGGGCAAGTTTAATATGAAATACTATCCACCACCTACACCTGAACAAAAACAAAAAATGGATGAGGAAACTCGCCAAATAAACGAACGCTATATGCTAGTCCAAGGTCTAATAAAACGAATAGATAATAACACACTTACAGAGCAAGACAAGTTGGATGTTATCAAATACAGTGATGATATCTTAAAATGGAGGCAGTATGATACGCGAATGAACTCCATCAAGCAGTTTGAACAGGCCTGTGCTGATAGGTCAGCCGCTAGACTTAAGGACCCTAATTGGGATCGTCAACGAGGAAACTTAAAAAATGGGAGTTAGACAACATCCACTATTTGGCAGATGGTGCTTTTTACGCAATGTCTGCAATAACGAAAACAATGCACTATATCAATATTATGGAGGTCGTGGCATTGACTACGACCCTCGCTGGGAAGATTTCCAAACCTTTTGCGAAGACATAGAAAGCACCATAGGCCTGCCCAAACCTGGCATGCACCTTGAACGCAAGAACAACGACAAGGGCTATTGGCTTAAGAATATGTGTTGGGCTACACCAAAAGAAAATAGCCGTAATCGCCGCACTAATCATTTGGTCAAATATAAAGGGCGAACTCAAACACTAGTAGAATGGTCAGAAGAATTGGGCATACCATTCCGCACTCTAGCACGACATCTCAATGAGTATGGTTGGTCAGTGCATAAAACATTCACTCATAAAGGTTGATTTTGTTCATTAGAATAAATAAAATGTATATATGAAAAAGACAAGAAAACCCACTCCAAGACTGCAAACACTATATCCAGGCGACCTTCTTTCACAAGAGCGTCATCATGCCTACAATGTGGCTCGCAGTCAGGCCAAATTCCGTATGGAACCCTTTGAATTAACCAGAGAAGAATATTTTAATCTTTGGAATCCTTCAGCATGGCACATGCGTGGTCGTGGAGCCAATGATCTAGTTCTAGTTCGTGAAGATGTTACAGGGCCATGGGCCGTATGGAACTGTAAAATTATAACCCGTGTGCAGAATATCTGTCGCAACAATGCTCGTAAAATAGGCCGTCCAAGATCTAAGTCAAAGTTGATAGGAGAAACAAATGGCTAAAAAGATTGGTTATATCAAAACCAAAAAGATGGAACCCCGCCCTGGAGTCAAGTATGCCACTGAATACTATATCCAAACATTAAAACAAAGAAAAGAATTATACAGCTATGTCAAATCCAGTATCAATGAACTGGGCATGCTAATTGATGAATGCCCAGAACTGGGTATGGAGTTTGGGGAACCGCAAAAAGGATTCCCCAAAACATCAGGTGGCAATCGTACTGGTTATGAAATACTAGAAGACATGGCCAATGAGCTCAAGGGCAAAAAGCGAGATGGCACACCCAAAGACATAGCCCGTGCTCCATTAGATCGTTGGAATAAACTATTACCCCAATATCAAATAGAAATGACTGAAATGGCGGGAGATAAAGGCAATATGTTTGATGATTTATTCAAGTAAAATAAATATAACTTATGCTAGATCCAGACTTTGACCCACTTGCACAGCTGGTCAGCTTGCAAACACAAATTAATCAATTGACTGCCAATAATCAGCAGTTGGTTACAGCACTTAATCATCAGGCCAATGCTCTTAAATTGATCAGTGCTCAGGTAGTAACAATTAACACCACATTACTTCAGTTGGATAATCAACAGAAAATTATCAATGGATTTATAGGTGAACAGATAAAACAAGGACAATAACATGGCAGATGCCTCAGACAAATTAGTAGACCACCTTAAGGAACTGTTCGCAGACAGCGTTCACCTTTATATCAAAGTAGAAGGGTTTTGCCTAGCAGTAGAAGGTTGGGAAATGTTGATGTATCACAAGACTTGGAAGAAAATGAGTCGCAAGATCAACAAGCAGACACACCTAATTGGACACACCATCCGTGAACTACAGGAAATACCTCCTGCCAGCCTAGATCGCATTGTGGAGCTGTCAGAACTAAAAGACATTGATGAAGCCCCAGATTTTGTCAAAATGAACAAGATCCTGTTTAATGACATGAAGACCATCAAGGATCGTGCTGTCAAAGCTCATGACCGTGCTCATGAAACCAAAGAATATGGTATTGCTGGTATTGTAGCAGGCTATATCAAATATCTTGATCATTGGATGTGGCATGAACTGGCCAGCACCATATGTGTAGAGCCAGACTACAACAAAGATGCAGATGGCAACGACGCAGAGTTTGAACCAGAAAAACTTTAACTAAAAGGGATTTGTAGATATGGCAGGATTTGATATGACACGCCTAAGTGTGGGCGTGACCAACAGATTTTATGTAATTGACAGAGCCATGTGGGCGCTAAGTCCCTACATTAGTTTTGAAGAAGGTGAAAAGATTGCCTTGGAACTAGAACGCATGGCCACCAGCAAAACAGAAGGCAACTTCACAGACGCAGATGCTTTCAATTGGCTAGCACAGCAGTTGGGCGGTGAACGCTATCAAGCAGTTCAAATGATGTGGACTCTGGACAATCAACACAATATCCAAAAACTCTATAATCCAGAACAACTGCGTGATGCTTACCTGCACAATATCACGCACACAGAAGGCACACCAGACGAAGTGGCCAAAAACCCCAACAGCTACACCGCAATCAAAATACTTAAAAGTGAGTATCAATAATGAAGGTAATTAATCTTGATAACCCTAATGCCCCATCTAAGTTATTTGAAGACTTTGTGCGCCTGCTACACAATGGATATTCAGAAAGTCAACTTCGCTTGGCCTGTTTACGCTTTGGACAACTTAAACAGTTTGGATTTATTATCCCTCGCAAGTTCCTGGTTAACATAACCTGCCCATATGAACTGGCAGAACTAGATTGGACCAATTGGCAGGATCAAGACAAAGAAATTTATTCAGCACATGACGCTGTAATGATCAAGTCTAAAAGCCTACAATGACCTATGAAGAAGAAAAGTATCAACTAGACCTAAAACTCAATGAGTGGCAACAACGGGTCAAAGCACAGGGCGAACAGTGGATTATTATTGCAGAAGGCCGTGACATGGCTGGCAAGACTGGTTTTATTCGCCGTGCGACAGAAAACCTTCCTCCACGCTCAGTGAAAATAGTAGCCTTGGACAAGCCCACAGAAGAAGAACGCAGTCAGTGGTATTGGCAACGCTATATCAACCAATTTCCACGCAAAGGCGAAATTACCTTTTGGGATCGAAGCTATTATAACCGTGCGCTAGTTGAACCCGTCATGGGCTACTGCACCCGAGATCAAATGAATGCCTTCTTATCAGAATGTCCCCGCTTGGAAAAGATGTGGACGCAAGCAGGCATCAAGATCGTGAAGTTTTGGTTTTCAATTTCCAAAGAAACACAAGTAGAGCGTTTCAATGAACGCATAACCAATCCACTTAAACAGGGCAAGATATCAGATGTTGATCGTGCGGCTCTAGGCATGTGGGATGAATATACTTCAGCCAAAGAGCGAATGTTCAAACAGACCAATACTCCCTATGCACCTTGGACTGTGATTAATGCCAACCACAAGCCCTCTGCTCGTTTGGAAGCCATTCGCTATATTTTGAGCAAATAAGATCTTGCTATAATCCATACGATCCCGTATAATCAATATACGGGCTCAGCCACCGTGTAGATGACTTTTGGCTAAATTTTCTGTTGATTTTAATTTCTAGTTCGCTTATACTATTATTACTGCGAGGGAAAGCAGTATTAACTTAAAAAGGAAATAGAAATGTTAAAGAAAGTAAAAGTTGGTCCAGTAACTTACCAAATCAAACCAATTGTTGATGAGGAACAAAAAAAGAAATTACATGGATCTATATCGCCAGCTTGGCGTCAAACAATTTGGATCAATCCAGATCTCAAAGGAGAAGACGCTGTAGATACAATGTTTCATGAGATATTACATAGTGTAGATGAACTAATGAGATTAAAACTACATCATGACAAAATATATTATATAGCAGAAGCATTAGCCAAAGTATTAAAAGAAAACAAAGATTTAAGGATTTGGATAGATGAACAACTAACATAAGAATAAGGGGGAAACCCCTTATTCTGGACAGATTTCCTATTAAGAGTTATTGCCCTCTTTCCCTCGTGGTGCTATACTAATAATAAGAAAGCAGGACCCCTTTATAGCATGAGCTGTAAGGGGGTTTCTTTTATCTAAATAAAGGGTGAGCCCGTTAACGGCGCTGAGCAGGATGCCGTGGGTGCCAATTTTCGCCGTTTCTTCCACACAAGCCAAATGCTGGGCTCACCCTTTTTTGGTAAAATTTCCCTTTGTGTTTTTCCAAACTAGATGCTATACTATTAACATAGTAAGAAATAGTTCTTGCTTAACACACAGAAAGAGGTAGCGAAATGATTTATGAAGCCAGAAGAACTCGCACTTTACAAGGACGCAGAATGAAATACACCGTAGATGTAGTTAATGAAGATTTACTAGATGAACTTTGGATCAACTGGCCAGAAGAAGACGAACAAGCATTACCAGAAAGAGTGCGTAAATGGTTAAAACGCCGTTATGCTCGTTTACATATCCGTAGTGTCTATGATTGGACCATACGCAAAGGCAACACCGTAATATACAGTGGATATGGTTTGGATTGGAGGCCGCAGAATGAATACGCAAGACAAGATTGATCGCTTAAAATATATTCGCCACACTCTTATTGGAGATTTGGTAAATTATCTAGATGATTTTGATATAGATGCTGAAGGTCTAACTATTGATGATATTGAACAGGCTGTTGCCAATGAACTAGCAGAGTTGGAGGCCGCAGAATGACTCTACTCTCTAAAGAACAGATCCTGGGCATGCCTTACTCTGCTTGCCAAAAGCAATTAAAACAGATAGCCAAAACCTACAACCTAAACGAACCCTTGATTGGCAATCCCAAGTTTGAGGCTATTTGGATGCAGTTAGAAGATATCTGCAACAACCTACTTTGGCTAGAAGATCGCATAGCACAATATGAAAGTGCTCGTTTTACCACACTGAAAATAGAGGAACCCGCAAAATGAAATATAATGTATTTGTATTCAATCCAAATAATGGATATGAAACATATCAACGAGAAACTGATTATACACTTAATTTAGGTAAAGAATTAAATGATTGGTATGATTTGAATCCTGTTGAATATGTTAAAGAAATGAAACAATATTTTTATCCTGCCGCAGTCTTATATATTAAAGAGGCCAAATAACAAGCCTAATAGTTCATCCTAGTTAAATATAGGATGGAACTTGAAACTAATTCAAAAAATCAAACAGCTCAAGAAGAAAAACCTAAATGGGGTGGAGCTCGCCCAGGTGCTGGTCGCCCTAAAGGCCTATTAACTAGAATATCAGCAGGGGATATCCTAGAAGAAATTGAACAAGTAGTAGGATTACCTTTTGCCACTCAACTCGCTCTATGTTATCAACAGGCTCTATATGGCGATGATGAACGCCTAAAGTTAGAATACAATAGACTTATACTATCCAAAGTAGTGGCGGACAAGGTGGACATAACTTCAAATGGTGAAAGCATAGCCCCACAATTGAACTTTGCACCTAAAGAAATTCCTGACTATATTGAAATAGATGTCAAACCAGCATAATATAGACCTTTATGGCGCACAATCAGAAGTGTGGCAGGCCATGCTGAGCGATCGCAATGTCTGTGCCGTCCTGCCAGTAGGTAGTGGTAAGAGTTTTCTAGCAAGTTTGCTCCTGCCAATAGCCGCGACAACACCTGCCATGCACAAAGGGCGTGATATCCTTTATGTTGCCCCAACAGCACCCATGATATCACGAATTATCTGGAAAGACCTAAAACAGCGTTGCATCACCATGTGGGGCTTAGAAGATGAAAAACAAATCAACAACTCCAGCAAAACAATTACTTTTCCCAATGGAATCAGAATCTTCTGTTTATCCTCAGAAACAGGACTCAAGGGTATCAATGCTGGCGTCATTGTGGCAGACGAAGCCGCAGAATTTACTGATGAAGCACTCCAAGAACTGTCTAATCGTATCAGACCAAACCCTGGAGAAACAGAAGCCCAAGGACGCCTAATCCTAATATCAACCCCTGAAGGCAAGAACGCTTTCTATGATTGGGCACAACACGCACAAACTCACCCTGAACGCTGGATATATCTACACAAGACATGGAATCAAATGCGAGTCCAACCTAAGAAGTGGATTGAAGAACAGCGTTATCTATTATCACCACTCAAGTTTGCCAAAGACCTAGAGTGCGATTGGGGAAGTGTGCAAGATCAATTTTATTATGCGTGGAAGAGAACTATGGCTGTGCCAGAGCAACTCCACGATAGAGGCAAAGAGTTATATAGTTTTCATGACTTTAACAAAAGGGTTATGTGTGCTGTGGTTGCACAGGTAGTTGGGGATATCCGTAGTCAAAAAGGGCGGATTGAAATACTCAAATCCTATGCCATACCAGATTGCGGCACGGAGGGCATAGCCCAGAGGATAAGAGCAGATTTCCCCCACCGTCCAATTTGGAGCATCATGGATAGATCAGGTAGCCAACTTAATCGTGACACTACTTCAGCATTTGGCACGACTGATCAAACTATTCTAGAGAAGTTTGGTTTTCGCATCATGAATACGGCCAAGAGCAATCCCCTAATCTCAGACACAGACAACTCATCAAATGCTTTTATCGCACAAGGTCGTTTGATTATCAATGATCAAGAGACCAAGCTATTAGATGCTCTAGAAACTTACCACTATGAGGATGGAACTCGTAAACAACTGGTCAAATACTCAGACGCCAAGTATGCACACATAGACGGCCTTGGTGACTGCATTCGTTATGGCATACATCACTTGTTCCCAATGACACATGAACAACCTATTTTACCAGAATACCTCGACGGAGATCATATGGCCAGCATTGAGCCAGGACAAGACTACATGCGAGATCCTATGGCCAGATCAAGAGTTGACGGAATGCCAGCCCTTGATGTGCTCATCAAACAGAGATTCTTTGATGGAGAACAAGAAGAATCTTGGATGTAAATAGCCTGTTTTAACCAGAATATGCTAGGGCTACATAAATAGAACTGTTATAACAAAAGGATATCCGCATATATGTCAATGACCGTGCGTCAACTTCTAGCACCTAGTGCTTTAATGAATAAAATCAAGCCTCAGATGGTTACATACCGTGCGGCTTATGAAGGCGGTCCCAACTTTAAGAATTCAGTCCTAGTCAAGCGCCCATCTGAGGATGCGGCTCTATTCCGTGACAAACTGCTTAATGTGGCCGCACTACCTATTTGCAAAGCCATCGTAGATGAAATCGTTGATACTGTTTACGAAACTGAGCCACAGCGCCATCCAGCATTCCTAAACAAGGTTTCTATCCCCGTTGCAGAGCCTGCATGGTGGGCGGCATTTGAAGAAGATGCTGATCTTAATGGCAACTCATTTACTGCCTGTATGGAAACTATTGCTTGCATGGCTGGCATTGAAGGTTGGGCATGGGTGTTTGTAGACCTACCAGAAACGGCCAGCAAAAACAACCGTCCTTATCTTTCTTACTGTTCAGCAGAACATGTGATTGATTGGAAGATAGCCACAGAGTATGGCAAGGACTTTATAGAATACCTCAAAGTGATTGAATATGAAGACATGGATCATTCAATCATCAAGGTTTGGTATGCTGGTGATGCTGTCAATCCAACCTACTGTGAACGCTATTGGGTCACAGACAAAGAACTAAATGATCAAGATCAATTGATCAACCCTATTGAATCCTATACACTACCCCTGGGTATGCCTATTCCTGCTGTTCAGGTTATTGGCCGCCCTGATCAACGCCGTTCAGACCTTGGAGTGAGCGATCTAACAGAAGCCGCAGATGTCCAGCGTGAAATGTTAAAATTAGAAGCAGAAGCCTATGACTCAATTCGTTTCTCTAAGCCCATGATTCGTGCGGCCGCTGGCATACGCATTCCAGCAGGTGGCGGTGGTATCATCCGTGGTGACAAAGATCAAGTTGAAGTGTTCCAAATCCCCACCCAGGATATTCAAGCTATTCGTGAACAACAAGATAGCCTCATTGTGCGTCTTGATGGTTTCCTAGGTCGTGGAAGCATTCGTTTCCAGGCCACACAACAGGTGCAGTCAGGTATAAGCATTGTTGAAGAACGCCGTGCTCTACATCGTAAAGCATCAGCTCGTGCTCGTCAAATGCAGGCCGCTGAGATGGTCATTGCAGATCTAGTCTGCTTGTGGATGGGCCTATACTGGGCAGGTGACATTGACTATGCCACAGACTACGAAGACAAAGATACACAATTCCGTATGGCCTTGCTACAGACTGCACAGGCCCTATCAGCTACCAATCCAGTAGTGCAGGAAATTATTGATCGTGAAGTGATCAAGATGATTGCTCCACCAGATGAAGCCGCTGATTATCTAGCCAAGATTGGTGTTGCCAATACATCACAACCTGTATTTGCTTCCACCGATGAGAAGAAATTTGTTGTTGATAAGATATCAGAACTTGAAGGTAACATATACGGTGGTGAGATCCAAGACAAGGGTGTTACCACAAATGATCCTATTGCACGCCAGCTTGTA